GGTGGGCTGATGCGCAATTATTAAGCAGAAAGGCGGTACAGAAATGCAAGTCGAAATAGCATACCTCATAAGTATAGTATCTTTGGCATTTTCCGTCTTTTTCGGGTTGAAAAGTAGCAAGCATACAGACACAAAGGATATTGAGGAGCGTGTGAAGGATAACACCAGAATCAATATGAAACTGGATGCTATCGTAGGAACAACACAGGAAATAAAGTCGGAGATCTCAACGATGAGGGAAGAAATCAATAAGCACAATGACAAGATTATCAAGTTGGAGCAGAGCCTTAAATCTGCACATCATAGGCTTGATACTCTTGAGGAACGAATGAATCATGAGTAGGTGGTTTTCAAATGCTCGATATTAACAGACAAAAGATGTTTTATGCAAAGCAAATCGGCCAAGTCCCTGTATATGATACGGACGAGGATGGGAATTTGAAATACATCACTGTGGACGGAAACAAAGTGCCGATAGAAACAGGAGAATACACAACTGGGTATGATGTGCCAGTCCCCTTCTATTCTTCCATAAGCAACAAATTGAGCGAATCTCTTATTAAGGAGTTTGGCGTTGATAATTCAACAAATTTCGTTCAGATTGTCGATGACAAGGGCAAACTTCCTTTGTCTGTCGGGGATTTGGTGTGGAAGAAATCAGCGGTGCAGTATAAAGCGGCAATGGTCGATAAAGCGAGTTGTGATTACATTGTCAAGGGCGTTGCGGATGAAGGTCTGACGGTTGATTTGTTTCTATTGCAAAAGAATGTAAAGTAGGTGAAGTATGGAAAACAAAACAGTAAATATTCTCGGAGAGGAATATTCAATTATGTTTGTGGATGAATATCCAGAACGGTTTTCGGATTTCGAGGAATCATCGGACGCTCTGTGCAATTTCTATGAAAAATTGATTTATGTATTAAATCCAAAAGAAAAAGACCTAACGGAAGATGGGAAAATCAACTTAAATAAAAGGAAACTTAGGCATGAGATAGTCCATGCCTTTCTTTTTGAAAGCGGTTTATCTTCCAATACACATGGGATTTATGGTGCATGGGCTGAGAACGAGGAAATGGTTGACTGGATTGCAATACAAGCACCAAAAATATTTAAAGTGTTCCAAGAACTTGAAATTTTGTAGGTGGTTCTATGTCGAAGAAAATATCAATCAATATCATGTCCAATAAGTCCATCCAGAACGCCGTAAAAGAGGTTGAGAACTACGCATATAGCTTAACCGATAAATGTAACGAGTTTGCGAAAAAACTCGCTCAAATCGGCGCACAGACTGCCAAAATGAAGGTTGCTCAATACGATGCTGTTTATACAGGAGAACTTCTTAGCAGTATCAATTATGAGCAAGGGGCGGTTATTAAAAAAGGTGCAACGTGGATTGTGTACACTGGATGCGTTTGGGCAAAATTTATTGAATTCGGTACAGCCGTTGTCGGGAAGGAAAATCCGCATCCCGATATTGGCATTGTTGGTTGGAAGTATGACGTAAATAATCATGGAGAAAAAGGATGGTTTTACTTTCGTGACGGCGAATGGCACTGGACAAAGGGTATGCCCTCTCGCCCATTTATGTATGAAACTTCCATAGAATTAGCAGAAAAGATTGCGGAAGTTGCAAAGGAGGTGTTTGGTTGAGTGATAATTCATGGGCTTATGACCTTGGAACGGTTGTGTTTTCAATCGTAAAGGCGAAAGCCAAGCCAAAATTGGAATCGAAATATCCGACCATATACTTCACAAGCAACGGAAAGAAATTAAGTGATGCCATCTTCCCTACCGTCTATATTCATCGTATGGCGGCGGCGGAACGTGGAGCAGACCTTGAGGGACTTTCCATAAACGCAACCTTGGAAACCTTCCAAGTTGATGTATTTACAAACACAAGCCAATCGGATGTAGGCAGAATAATGTCTGTTGTAACAGACGTATTCAAAGAAATGCGGTTCAAGGTTATTGCCCTTCCAGAATTTAATGAGGGGGATACATACAGAAGTACCGCAAGATTCCAAAGAGTAATCGGAGCAAATGACAGTTTAACGTGATAAAGCCATTTAGGGCTTTATTTTTTTATGCAAAAAAGGAGGAATGAATATGGCAACAGGTTTGAAATCCAGAATTATTTATAGAGAAAAAACATCAAGTCAAACAGAAGGTTCTTATTGGGCAGGAACTTATAAACTTTTGTTGAGAGCGAAAGCCATTCCAAGCCCATTTGGTTCTCAGAACATGGTGGATACATCCACGCTGGAAGACCTTGTAGAAACACAGGAAATGGGAAGACGTGCGGCTGGCTCAATGGAGATTTCTGGCGCATTTGAAAAGAAATACAAAGATGACATGGTTTCAAGCGAGGGAAAGGAACTGGATTTTTGTATCTTATATGGGACAGATGGCAAGGGTTCAGAAGGAATCTGCGCTTTTATCGGTCAGGAATCTTTCGCTCCTGATGAAGCAACAGATGACCATTTGACAGGAACTGCAACCGTAGCTGTGAAAACAGTTCCTAAGTGGATTGAGAATGATTATGATGTTGCGGTAACGGAAGACGAGAATGGCTATCCGACTACAATCACACTGTCAAAAAAAGGTTAAGTCAGCCATTGAATATAGAATCGGCTAATATGGCTGACTATGATAAATCCATAGCCGAAATACAGTAAATTAAGCAGAAAAAAGGAGTTATGCAAATGAAAAACTTTACCATTAACAAAAAAGTGTATAAGGCAAAAGAATTTGATTTTAACCTTGTTTGTGACTTGGAGGACGAGGGTGTTTCTCTTGAGGTCATGCAGGATAAACCCATGTCTATGATGAGAGCGTATTTCGGCATCTGTGCCGGCATTGGAAGAAATGCAGCTGGGGAAGAAATGCAGAAACACATTGTTTCCGGAGGAAGTTTTGAAGAAATGGCAGAAGCCATGTCTAACGCTATGGAACAGTCTGATTTTTTTCGGGCTGCCAACAAGACAGCGGAAGCGGAAACTGCGGAAAATCAGAGAGAAGCGGAATAAGAAAAAAATACAAGTCGTTTCGTGAATTTTTGACTGCTGAATGGTTTCCACAGGCATACGCTATCGGGGTTTCGTGGGATGAATTTTGGAGAATGAATCCAAGGATATTGTCTGCGATTGCAGAGGGGTACAACCAACGTGTCAGAAACGAAGATTACCTGAATTGGATAAACGGTCAGTATATGCTTTCTGCTGTAATTGTCGGTGTAGAGAAAAATTTGGCAGGGAATAAGGCGAAAAATGAGTATATCAAAGAACCCATCCTTTCTGTTAGCGAAAAAAAGCGGAATGCTGAATCAAATGAAGAGATTGCAGTTTTTGAAATGAAAAAAAGGATAATTGCACTTCGCCAATCTGGTTTACCAGAAAGCCCGAAATAGTATTTAGGCGGTAATGGTTAATTCTATTACCGCCTATTCAACGTTAATGGAAAGGTGGTGGAAACGAAGAATGAGTGAAATAGATAAACTTGAGATAAAGATTGTTGCGGATGCGAAGTCTGCGGAGAAATCAATCAAGAAGTTAAGCGAGACTATTGAGGGTATTGGGAAAACAGGAGATTCCACAAAACAGATTCGTGAAATTAAATCTGTTTTGGAAAGCATTAAAACACCGGAAATAGAGATTAACGGAATAAAAGAATTTGCGAAACAAGCAAGAATCATAGCACACAACTTTTCAAAAGCCGCAAAAAGCGCAAAGGAAATCGGCTCTTCGTTAAAAGGCGTGAATCTCGGACAACTCACAAAAAAGACGAAAAAAGAATCTGCACCTGTTGAAGATTATAGTCATTTGAAGGATATCCCTATTTTTGACATGGGCAAGCAGATTAACGGAGAACAGATACAGGATGCCGCAAAATCAATGTCCGATTTAACGAGCGAAACAAGTAGCGCTGTTTCCGTTGCAGAGCAGCTTTCCGCCGCAATGGGGCGCGTTTCTGAAAACGCCGCAAAAACAGACAGATTTTCTGGAATAGAAAAGGAGATTTCAAAAAATCTTGGCATGACAGGCGTTCTGGATATTGATAATGGGAAATTCGCTGAAACCATAGAGGAATCAAAAAGCCTTATCAATGGATTTAGAGTTGACTTAGAAAAACTCGGACTTAGTGAAATTAAGTTTCCAGAAGTCGAAAAGGCAGAACGAGAATTTAAAAATATGGAAAATACGGTTAGAGTTCTGACCGAAACCATAGAAGAATTAAAGTCTGCCGGTGGAAACGCCAAACAGATGAAACCGCTTGAAAAGCAGTTGGAGAGAATAAGCCAAAAATCAAAAATAGCAAATCTTAATCTGAAAGATACTATTGCACTTGCACGTTCTAAAATACCAAATATTCAAGAAGGATTGCAGGAAAAACAGAGTAAAAAAACGCAACGAGAAGGACAGAGGAAACGCTCAAATAAATCTCGTGGACGTTCATCCGGTGGGCTTTTTGGTCGCTCTGGCGGTCGCAATAGTTTTTCTTTGCCTAAAATGGTTGGTATGTCTGTACTGTACTCCACTGTATTTCAGCTGATTGCTACCATAAAATCTGCATTTGTAGAGGGTATGCAGAGTTTAGCACAGTACAGTCAATCGGTAAACGCCAATATTTCCTCTATGATGTCCGCTTTAATGCAGTTGAGAAACGCATTTGCGGCGGCGTTTGAGCCTATCCTTTCTGTTGTCGCACCCTACCTTGCCACGTTCATTAGTTGGCTTGCGAAAGCAATCAATATGTTGGGACAATTCATTGCGGCACTGACAGGCAAAGGGTATGCGGTACAGGCTAAAAAAGTGCAGATGGACTACGCAAAAAGCCTACAAAAAACGGCAGGAGGCGCAGGAAAAGCGGCTAAAGCGTTGAAGGAAATGCAGGACTATACACTCGGATTTGATGAATTGCACATCATAGACACCAAGCAGAACGATAGCGGCGGTGCTGGTGGCGGTGGTGCTGGCGGCGCAGGAGACCTTCTCCCTACCGATATGTTTGAAACTGTCGAGATTGATTCCAAGATAAAGGGTCTTGCTGACAGAGTAAAAGAAGCATTTAAAACGGGGGACTTTTACAGCCTTGGTGCTGATTTAGGTCAGAAGATACAAGATGCACTCGGCAGTATTGACTGGGATGCAATATATGAAAAGGCAGACAAATTCGGGACTGGCTTGGCAACATTCTTAAATGGCTTAATATCGCCCGATACATTTTCTGTTTTAGGGGCAACAATAGCAGGCGCATTGAACACCGCATTGCATTTCCTTGATTCATTCGGCACTAAATTTGATTGGTCTAATTTCGGGCTGTCCATAGCAGCTGGAATTAACACGTTTTTCTCCACTTTCGATTTTGTCCTTGCCGCAGATACGGCTAATAAATGGATAAACGGTATTTTAACCACATTAATAAAAGCCGTACAGGGTACAGATTGGGCAATGATAGGAGAAAAAATTGGAACATTCATAAAGGAAATTGATTTTGTCACCATTCTGTCCAATATCGGAACGCTGATATTTGAAGCAATATCGGCGGCACTTGAAGCGTGGAATGGTTTTGTTGATGTTGCGCCGATAGAATCAACTATCATAGCCGCTGTTGCGTTATTGAAATTTACTGGTCTGGGTGCTTCAATAGCCAAAGCAATCGCAGCACAGATAGCAGGCTCGGAGATTGTTACTGGTATAGGAACTGCTATTGCTGGTCTTGGACCGAAGATTGCAGGATTTATATTAAGTCCTTGGACGCTTGCCATAGGGGCGGCTATATTAGCCGTTTTTATGACTATAAAGCATTGGGATGAGATAAAAGAGTTTCTTGCGAAGTTGTGGGATGGTATTAAGAAAACAGTAGTCGAAGTATGGGACTCTATTAAAAATTTCTTCAAAACAACATGGGATGAGATTGTAAGCTACTACCCGGAGAAATGGAATGAATTAAAGACGGCAACCTCTGAATTGTGGGAAGCCGTCAAAACAACCATTTCTGAAAAATGGACTGCAATTAAGAATTTCTTCACGGAAACAATACCGCAGATTATAAGTGATATTGTTGGTTGGTTCTCTGAATTGCCATCTAAAATTGGCACTGCAATTTCAACTTTAATATCCTCCATCTTCCCTACATGGGGAAATGATATCTCAACTTGGATTTCATCTTCAATACCAGAAAAAATCAAAATGATTATCGACCTGTTTAAAGGAATACCACAGGGCGTATACAATGCCGTAACATCCATGGGTCGGAAGATTGAAGAAATCGGCAAGTGGATGTGGAAGGGCATTAAAAAAGGTTTGCTTTCTTTAGTGCCTTCTGGCGTGAAGGAAGTTGTAAGTGGAATACTTAGCGGTACAAAGAGCGCGGCGGAAATTCACTCTCCTTCTAAACTGTTTAAGCGAGAGGTCGGTGCTTATCTGGGCGCAGGTATCGTTGAAGGTATGGAAGAATCCGTCAAAGGTGCAGGCAGTGTTATTGATGAAATCGTAGACAAAGTATCTGGCGGTGGCAGTCTTGCGCCTGTTGTATCGGTCGAAGCACCAGATATTTCACAGTGGGATGCGACATGGGCTACATTGAGAGAAAATTTTACAGTGCTAAAGGAAGATATCATTTCAAGTATGAATACATTCTATTCGAGCATAAGTGCTATGACAACGAATTTCGGTACGGTTTCCAAGGCACAGATAACGGCGTATCTGCTGAAAGTTTACGATAACATTTACAACACGTTTGATGCTATCAGACAGACCTTGCAGCAAGTATCTGATGAGGTTACAAGGATGCTGAACCAGATGGTTTCCGATGCAAACTCACTGGCAGGATTGACTGGTAAAAAATACAGTCATGTCGGCGGCTACACCATGCAACAGGCGCAGCGTTTCAATATAGAAATGTTTGCGAATGGCGGTTTTCCTCGGTCTGGCGAACTGTTTATTGCAAGAGAGGCAGGACCGGAACTGGTCGGAAGTATTGGCGGCAAAACAGCCGTTGGCGGCAATGACCAGATAGAACGTGCAATTTTTAATGCTGTTTTAACGGCTATGTTACAGGCAATGGCGAACGGCAGCAGTCAGCCAATCGAACTGAACCAGAAGATTGAACTGGATGGTGACGTTATCTATAACAATCAGCAGAAAGTATCCGCAAGACGAGGCATTAACTTTGGTCTTGGTGCATTTCAAAGGTAGGTGGTTTTTGTGGCAGTAATCAAATATAACGGCACAGAAATTACCTGCCCTTCTGTGCAAGACTATGAAGGTCAGCAGTTGGTTGACAGCGGCAGAAATGCAAGAGGCGTTGTGGTGGCTCAAAAGATAAACCGCCGCCAAGTAAAATTGAATTTGGAGTGGAAGGTTATTTATCCAAAGGAATTGCAGAAGATTTTACAGTTGATTGAAACCTTCATAGGAAACGTAACCTACTATGACCCAAAGGAAGGGAAATTCATCACAAGGGAAATGTATTGGGGAGATTATTCTGTTTCTACATATTGGGTGTCCGAGAACGGCACACCGAAAATGTTTACAGGTCTGAAAGCCTCACTTATAGATACAGGGAAGTAAGGAGGTAGTTTTATGTATCCAGTAACAGCAAAATGGAAAGAGGAAACAGAGCAAACGCTCCGCAATCCTTCTTATGTGAGAATTGTATTTGGCGTGACAGACCCAGACGCACCCGGCTTGAGTACACAAACAGATAACGGTCATTTGCCGTACAGTGATGTTGATAGCGTGGATGTCGGCACAACCGCCCCATCCACCTATCAGACGTTGGAACGAAACAGATTTATTCTGGACGGAAAGAACCCTCTGCCGCCGGAGAGCAACCCCATCTATCAGGGATATGCAGGATTGACAATCAGCGGCGATGCAGGGACATATACTGTGCAGCCACTTGTGAAAATTTCATTCGGCGATTATGTGCAATTTCCCGGTCTGACCTTCCAGTTTGATGACAGCATGGGTGATTACCCGAACAGTTTTCGGATTCTGGCAAAGAAAGATTCTGTATCTGTGTTCGATAAAACCTACTCGCCTGATACTACATATTGGGAAATGACAGACCAGATTCCGTTATGCAATGAACTGTCCTTCTATTGGCTGAACTCAAATATACCGCACCGCAGGGCGAGGTTACTTTCCTTGACATACGGTCTGGTTAGCCGATTGGGCTCGGATGATATTGCAAGTTGTTCTTCAACGAAGGAGATTGACTTGCTTTCGTCTAAGATTCCAAAGCAGGAATTTGAATTTACGCTGATTGATACGCAAAGAAGATATGACCCAGAAAACCCATCTGGATTATGGGAGTATCTGGAAAGCAGACAGCCTGTCAATTACCAGTACGGCTATGAATTGTCGGACGGCTCTATTGAGTGGATACCTTGGGGCTTGTCTTATTCTACAGGCGATTTTGATGTATCGAAATCTGGAATTGTGGCAGAGGTCAGCATAAAGTGCGTAGGTCTGGCAGACCATTTGACAATGACCTATGACGAGGGCGTGTATTCGGCGGCAGGAAGAAGTCTGTTCGACCTTGCTACAGATGTTATGAAGTTTGCGGGATTTGAGAATACAATCGAACTGGATAACGCACTGAAAACAATCTACACGCACAATCCCCTTCCATCCTCCAAAGTGAATGAGTGCTTGCAGCTGATAGCTAATGCAGGGCGTTGTATCATGAACCATAGCCGCGGCGGTTATATTCAGATTTTGCGCGAGAATGACAGCGCGACAGGATTTGATATCAACTTTGACAAAATGACGGATACGCCGACAACAACAAAGATACCTCCCCTTCGCAACCTATCTGTGGAGTATAACTCCATCAAGGTTAACTCGGAGGTAACGGCGGCGGTCAATGCGGCCGAGGTATCGTCCAACGTGGCGCATGAATACACCTTCACCCATTCGGCGTATACGAACCAACAGATTGTATTGAGCAGCGGCTTAACAATGGTCGGCACTCCGAAATACTATGCCTACAAGACT